CCGCCTGTATCTCATCCGGCAAGCCTTCCATATTCTTCCACCCGGTAGATCCCTGCTCGATATGAAACATACCCTTGATATCCACACCGCCTTTCTGGCTATATCGAATATAGGTACTCTTATCCTTAGCGCCTATATAAGCGTCACCATACACATTGATATAGGCGTGTCCGGTAGACTTGTCGAAGCCCAGCCCGATAACTTCTTTACCCGCCAAAGAAAATGTATTGATACCTTGATAAAAAGTGATAGAAGGCGAAGTTTCGTTTACTGATGATAAGATTATAGCTGCCTGACGGGTGATATCCGTCAAGTGCCCAAGCCCGATGATATCATCACCGGCAGCCGGGACATCACTGTCCTTGTCGGCATTGGTTTTGCTCAAATCAATATAGTCAGATCCTACACCTGTCACCTCACGCCAATAGTAGCGGTTGGATACATTGTGAGATGTACCTTCTTTAATGTTAAATTCTTGGGCTAATGCTAATGTACCGACTGTAAATTCGTTATGGACTGTCACTCCATCAACTTCCGACAAAAAGAAACAACGGTAGCTCTCATCAAGTTCCTCCACCCTGACACACTTCATACCGGCCGGAGATATGATCTGTTCACCACCTACATGCGTCTTCTTCTTTACTTCAAGCTCGTCAAAGACAGCCTTAATCTTCACATACAAGCGGTCAACAACGGCTTGTGTCGTACCATCTTCCAATACAGTCCAACCGCTACCGTTTTTACCAATCAAAAGACCTTTCAAAAACGTGATCAGCTCATTGGCAGTGTCTTCTTTATCTTTGCGTAAAAAGTATTTGGTGAGCTTTTCTATATCAGAATTATCCATGTTTTCTAGAATCCCGATAAATATGCGCCCAATTCTTTCAGCTGTATTCTCTCCTTCTGTAGATGCGTTTCTTACTTGAAGAGCCAGTTTCTTTAATATGTCAACAGAATCGCTCATTCTCCTATTACACGAAAAACAGTTCTATTAGATTTTAATTTCCCTTCACCGTTATAAAGTGGCATACCGCATTCTTTTAGGTAAAGCACGCATTCTTTCAGGTAGCGGTCAGCTATACTACATGCATCGCTATACACCATCATCTTTTCCTTGAATACTGTATGACTGCTATATTCACCTTCCTTGTTCACGAAGCCGAAACGGGATACATTTCCATCTCCATTTTTGACAATACAGGCATAGGTATAATAAGCCAAAGCTACGCGAAGTCCAGTGATGATTATCTTCTTTTTACATTTAGTTTCATAAGTACCTCCGTCAAGCAGTAGCTGGTATTTTTCAGGATTTTTTTTCACGTCAAGGAACAGTTCGTCTCCCAACGCTGATTTGATGTAGATATTCTCCGACTCACGGATGTAGGTTTCTATCTTGTCAGGATCGAGATGTACAGACATTCCGCGAGACAAAGCCGATACCTCATCTGTTGTTATTAGATACTGCTGCATTTCGTACATACTTTAATGGTTCCACACTATAATCATTAGAGGGGTTGACTACTTCATACCAATAGCTGAATATACGGCTAAAGGTACGCTCTATTAAGCGCTGTTGCTTGCTTACGATAGAATTGTAATACTCGAAAGCATCTTCCAAAATATCGCCTGAGAATCCGACTTTACCAATACGGATGCAATACCATGGCTCTTGGCCATAAGCTGAATAAATACGTTCAACCACACTTGCGTCAGTAACGGTAAATTCTTTGTCGTAATTTTGTGAGTTCAGATTTATTATTTCAGGTTTTTCCTCATCGCTTTCTAAAGTAACTTCCATAATCTTTCCTGCATTCGTATCACCTTGCAACTGGATGAGTGTATTTGAGAAACTGTCGTCATCGTCCGTATCTTTCACTTCGTTGCCTTCTTCATCAAAGGTTATGTTCGATCCCTTTTTGGTGAATACCATAGCGCCAGGGAAGAAATTATTTCGTACATTTCTGTACTTGACATTGGACAGCCCTTCATCGGTACTCATTTCTGTAGCCACCCGGTCACCTTTCCCGACAGGATAAGTATTTTTCCCGGCCATTGACACCCATAGGATTTGACCTTTGTAGTATTCAATGCCTCCGGCTGCTTCTATTTGAGCTAGTATAACATCTTTTTGAGGGTTAAAAACATCTATATAGTCGATGTTTTCTTTCTTGACCTGCAGAGCTTTCCCTTTACGTGTCTTCTTTCCGCTCCAGTCTGGATGTACTGCTATTTTTGCCACATAACCGTTTTCATCTTCTTCTGTCAGACGGCAATTTTCAAATGGTACGTGCTGCATCTCCACTATCTCACAGAAAACATTGTAGTTAACATGGATTGCTATTCCATTGAGTTCGGACATGTCTTTACATAGTAACATGTGCACATCATCCAATGTGTCACCTTTTCGATTGACTACATATTTGGAAAAAGCAACCTCACGGAATCCGTTTCCTTCAATGAAGTCAGCGAAACGGTCTGAGCATTCAGATGCAGTAGAGCTTGCAGCAATGATATTCTTTAATGTCTGCGGATATAGGTTGTCCTGTCCGTAGGCTTGAATTCCTAGATTTTGTAAATAGCATTGTATCAATGCGGTTACTGCTTTTCTTTTTTAGATCTCTTACTCTCATATTCGCGAGGTTTACGTTCGTCCTTTATTTCTTTTATTCAACTTTATCTTCGCCTTCTCCATTCATTGCGTTCACAATTTCAATGGCCTTGCTTAGATGCAGATTCAGAACTTTTTTACTGATTTTCTTGCCGTTGATTTGGAAATCTTTCAACGTGTCAGCCACGGATTCTTCAGAAACTCCGTCTTGTAATGATTCTACCATTGAATCAAGCAGGCTTTGATTGTATCCACATTTGTTAACACGTTCTTTCCAGTCCGTAGGTACATGGGCGAAATAAATTTCACCTTTCGGATTTTTGGCAAGGTACTTTTCAGCAACTTCATCAGTGAGGTTGTCATTAGTGTACATTTTATTGCTTCCGAACTCCGATTGAAGCAGGACACCATTCTTTAATATATAATTACATTTTTCTTTCATACGGTTATTCTTTTTGATGTAAACAGTCATTTCGATTACAGCATCGCGATAGCAGTCGTTACACGATGTCTTGGTGAATTCTTTTCCTAATACTTCCTTGTACAATCTTTCTATCTCCGATTTATCAGAAGAGGAGTAGGAGGGAAGTTCTCCTAGCTCCTTTAATTTATCAACCACTTCTTCTAACTCCATAATCATTCAGTTGGTTTTGTCAGTGTTTCAACAAGCGTTTTTGTCGCATCGTAAGATGTTTTGTACAAGAATAATGCTGATTTGGGAACCTTGGTTTCTTGCAAAGAGATATTCCATCCCCCTTCCGTTTCTTCGGAATACTTGTCATTGCCGATCTCTGCGGCTTTCAAACCTTGGTAGTAACCGTAAACCTGGAAAGCTGAATCTCCCGGATTTTCGGTTTTATTTAACCCTTTGGCTTTATTTTCCAATACAACGACAAAATCACCGTTAGCAAGCCCGTCAATAATGTCATTGCATACATCGGGGTCATTTGCTAATACAACCATGTTCACTGTGTTAGTAAACGTGTTACGATAGGTTCCTGTTGCCAAGGTTGTATTGGTACCAGTAAAGGGGGTTGCACCGAATACCTGTACCTTGTAACCTTTTTTACCTGTTTTCAGTGCAAGAGTTTCGATCACATTCTTACGGGTTGCGTTGAATGTAACCGCACCGAAATCCACGTCTGCGCGATTCATTATCACACCTTCCTGTTCCAGCCCGGGAACGATAGGATCATCGCACGATGGTGCGATGTCCTTTTTGATTGTTATATCACATATTGCCATATTTGCTCTTTTTCGTTAGTATGCTACCTGTACCAACTCATCTTCGCCAATCATGGAACCTAATTTTCCTGTTGAATAAATGTAGTTCTTGCGGGCTTTCTTATCAAACCAGATATCCAAGTCCGACATCGGTTCGGTGCCCTCACATCCATACATCAAGTTCTCAGGAGAACATAAAACAGCACGATGCGGTAAGTTAAGTTTGGTTTTGTTGTTCTGATAGGCTTGAATAAATCTATCCCAAATGGAACATTTAACGATGGTTGTTCCATCGTATTTGCTGACCTCTACACCGTCAAATACAACTTCCCAGGGCATGATTACCTTGTACTTTTCTTTCATATCGTGAGTCAGAGCATCGCACATTGACTTGGTGGCGAAAATTGCGCATCCGTCTTTTTGGAAAATCCGGCTGTCGGCATCTTGCAACATCGCATCGAATATTGATGTGGCAATGCCTGTTTCTTTCATCTTTGATTTTTGTAATGCATATGATTCTTCTGCGTTGGCTGCAATTTCAGTGTGCTGTTCGGCATTGTTGGTACAGATGGCAAACAGACGTTTGAAAAAACCGTCACATGTTTTAAATAGTTCGATGTTTACTCCGTCAGTGATTTGACCACCTCCAGTGACAGACGCTGCTGATTTATCTCCAAACCATGTAAAACGCCACATCATTTTCATCATAGCTTCAGACAGCTTCGGCAGTACAATACCGTCCATATATTCGGTCGATGTCAGGTCTCCTATATTTGTTCCCGTTTTAAGGCAGTACTTGGCAATGGTGTTTTCCAAGTCTGTATAGCACATTTCCAAAGGAATTTGCCAATCCCCGATTTCCCATTCCTTTTGGGCGGCAGCGATAGCCACTTTTTTATATTCAGGGTCGCATCCGGAGCCGGCTACTCCGACATCTTCCATTTCACCGATAAAACCAGCTTTTTTACCGTTAGTCACATTGGGCATAAACGTCATGAAACGCTCCATGTCCTCGTTTTGAAAGACTGTTAACTGAATAAGGTCTTTCAAGTCTTTTACAGCCTGATTATCAGGTGTAAGTTTGTCAAAATCTAAAATAGGCATTTCCCCTCCTTTTATTACTTGTTGTTTCTTTTTTCTCTTTCTTCACGAAGTTTTCTCTGAATAGGCGTTTCATTTTCTTCTACTCCTTTTATACCCTTGTTGAACGTTTGGGTACGAGCTGACACTTTATAAGTACTACAATGTTTTGCCAGCCAGTTTTCGCCCCCGGCCATACGGACTGCGTTCAGAATCTTGTTGTCCTCAATGGTACGGGCATTCGTCTTTAGAGAAGCATTCTCAGTTTCCAACTCTTCTATACGGGCTTTTAAAGCTTTCACTTCATCCTCTTCCAATTCATCAGGATCTTTAATTTCTGTAATAACGCCATCTGTCACAATGATAGTCTTTCCGTCAGGCATGACATGTTCGCCATCGGGACTTGCTGTATCTCCTACTTGGGGTTCACCTTCATCTCTTTCCACGGTAAGCGTGTTACCTTCGGCATTTGTCAATTCCATAGATACGACCTGTACGTCTTCAATTTTTTGATAGCCGCATTTGGCCAGCAGCCTGTCTATGATAGTCTGCTTCACTGTTACTTCTTTTTCTTTGTTCATTTTTTTGTTATTAAATGTGTAAGTTCTCCCTTTGGCAGTTGTAGGCATAAGAACGGTCGTGATAAAACCTAATTGTTTGGCTGTTTCACCACCAAACCAACCGGCTTTATTCATTTGGGCTTCGATAACTGAGGCTTCCGATCCTGTGCGTTCTACATACAAAGCTAGCATCTTGTTTTTTTCACTCTCCAAGTTTGATTTTATTGATTCTAGGGTTTCAAGATCAAGGTCTCCATCGTATGAAGCCATATAAGGCTTGTGAATAAGAAACTTTGCATGTGGATAAGCAAAACGTCTTTCTTTTGCAGCGGCCAATAATATCACGGTTGCCATGGATGCACATCGTCCTACTGCAGTACAGCTGATTTGCTTTCCTGAAGCACGTAAGGCGTCATAAATGGCATACCCTTCAACGGCATCACCACCGCATGAATGTATCTCAATATCAATAACGTGGTCATTCGGATCTATCCAAGATAGGAAATTTTGAATATCGGGAAAAGACAATCCCTCTTCACCAGTTAGATACCAATTTTCCATTTTGTCTTTATCCGCAACAATATCTTTGTTGATGTATAATTTCGCCATATATAATCTATTTTGAAGCAAAGGTAAAAAACGGTATATGGCTATAAGAATTTCAGAACACAATAGCACTGACACGCTTTGTCAGTAAAAAAATAAGGGGAAGAATAATCTTCCCCCTTATTGAATTGAAACGTCAACGGACAACCTGTCAATGACTCTATAGATGGTCCTTTCTGAAATGCTGTATTCATCTGCCAGGTACTGCATGATATATGCCTTTTTATGACCTTCAGCCGTAAGACGGGTGTAGTCTTTATACATTTCTAGGTATTTAATATCTGATGCATCTAATGACATTTCAGACATTATCCTAAGAGTGTTCCTGTTTATATATAATAGTTCGTATGCTTTCATAAACTACCGCTTTCTTCTATGTATTTAATTCTATTCGCAACTGAAGTAAACTCTTCTACAGAAACGACAGGGGCAGGAGCCATCATCATTCCTTTGGCGACTGCTCTGGCCAGCATATCTTCGCCTAAAGTTTGATTATTCGTTGCTGTTACATTAATAGGTACACCTCCACCCATCATATTGAAGGATGATAGGATAGGGGCGAACATGGACGTAGCTTTGGCAGTTATAACGGATTCTCCATTCGACAATTGTGCCGGAATACTGTCGCTCGTTCCTGTCCCCGGTCCTGTAACCAAACCACCTTCTGCAAATTTAGCACTTTTTACTATCTTAACAGCATTTGCAATGTTAGAAAGGATTGTTGCAATACCTGATGCCATTGTAGCTATACCAAGAATACCTTTCCCTGATTCAGCGGATACCATTTTTGCGATCGCCTTACCTGAATTGATGGCGATCTCTGCCAAAGCCAACATTTTGCTTGCCATAGCAAATCCTCTGTCAGACTCCCCAATTTGTTCTGTGAGAGCTACAAGGCCATTTGTCACCTGTTCCATTGCTTCATATTTAGCTTGTTCTATTTCAATCTCCTTATCGCTCAGTTCTTTTTTGGATTCCAGATAAGCATTCTGTGCTTCCAGCTTGCGAAGATTGAATGCTTCTATACTTTCACCTTCCATTTGCTGCAGGCTATCGAGCTCGGCTTTCTTTTGTTCCATCCTTATACGAAGAATTTCCTCTTCGTTATCATATGCTTGTGCGATTTCCGTTTCAAAGCGTATGCGCATGGCTTCCTGTTGCTTGTTGATAATATCCTGCTCATGAACTGTTGCCAGTTCGTCTATCTTGGTATTGTACTTTGCTTTAATGGCCAGTTTCATTTCTTCGGTTTGTTCTGTGCTGGTAAGTTCCGCCTCTTGTTGTGCTTGTAATTGTTGTATCTTTAACTGATACTCCTGCTCGCTGCCTTCCTTGACCGATTCCAATTGCAGGGATATCATTTTTAAACGGTTCTCCAGTTCTTTTTTCAGCTCCTCATCGGACAACTTGCTAAGCTCCATAGATTTTTGTTGTTCCAAAGCCTTTATTTTGGCGTTGATGGCTTCACGAGCCTTAGCGGTAAGGTTCTCTTCTTGCTTTAAACTGATTTGCAAATCCTCAATCTGCCGGGAATAGTTCAATTCAATCTCTTTCCGTGCTTGTTCTCTCTTGTCTTTCACTAAGGCAAGCATAGCATCTTCTGCTGCCCTTACTGCTTCCAGTTCTGTTTGCTTTGCTTCCTTTGCTTTGTCTGCACCTTCCTGGCGGATAGAGTTTAGGGTGTTTTGCTGCTCTGTCTGACGGCCGTAACTATCTTCCATTAGCTCCTGAAGTTCGTTGAATTGGTCACGGAACACTTTAAGGTCTTCTATCGTACTATCTGATAATCCAAGTTTTCCTATTACTTCATCGGCTGTAATATCACCAGCTTTAATCTGCTCCATCAACTTGCGTACTTCATTGTTCATCTCGGTAAATCCAAGGGTGTTAGCCAGTCTTGCTTCTGCTAGTTCTGTCTGTACGGCAAGGTCCTTCTTCTCAATTTCCGCAGCTTTTTCCGCAGCTTTAATACGTTCCTGTGTGGATAGGGTTTGGTCATCTGCAGCTTTTTTCAGCTTCTCAATTTCAGCTCGGTTAGAGGCACGTGACATGGACAGCATGACTTCCCTCTTGTCTATCTCATTCAAGACTTCTGCCAGCTTCCACGCCTGTTTGGTTTCATTGACTATTTCATCACCGATACCAGCGAATATGGATTTGGCATCATTCCCCGCCTGTTTGAAGTTCCCGGTAAACAGATTCACTAAAGCACTTCCCAACTTGCCTGCCCGGTCTATTAAGACATTTACAGTGGCACCCAGAGCCCCCATTATTTTATTGGCTGCTTCCATGCCCTTCTGTGTTTTGGTGAACCATGATACCAAAGATCCTAAAGCTACAATTAATACTCCAATACCAGTTCCAAGTAGAGCAACTTTCAACAGTTTCAAAACTCTAATCCAGCCGGTTGTGGTGGTCGAAACAGTAAGCATTTCTGTTTTTACTCCAGACAAATAATTTCTTACTCCACCCAAGGAGGTCACCATTACATTTATCTGCTGCACGAACGGGATATTGGCATTGGCGGCTTCCATTATAGCTTCCTTGTAATTGCCAACATTTCGGTAATACCGCTGTGTCTCTTCTTCAGCGCCCTTTAGAGCATCAGTAACCTCATTAATCTTATTTTTCAATTCTGTGCCGCTAGCACCTTTACGTTCCGCTTCGGATAAAGCATCGTATTCAGCCGTTAGGTTTGACAGTTTGGCACGGAGAGAAACAAGGCTGTTTTCTTGTGCCTTCTCCTGCTTGAGCTGATTTTGCATTGTTTTCGTTATAACACGTATCGAATCATTACAGTCGTTGATATAGGCTTTAGATGCCGCCATTTCTTCATTGTACTGCTGCCTTTTTATGTCTCCAGCCTTTAACTGTTCCTTCAGTTTCGCCTCTGCTTCTTTGGCTTTGTCGATTTTTGTCTGATACTCGGCTATAGCTTTGATAGCCTCATTATAATTCACTTTGATATCAAGTATCTTTTCTACTTTGTCTGCCATAATTAATCCAATTGAAAAAGTTTACATTCGCAAATACCTGTTTTCTCTGCTTTTATTGATATGACTGCGTAATATTTTCCATATTGGGCCAGATAAACAGGTACAGACATATCCAAGTTTCGTAATTCATGATCTCTGATTTCTACCAGCTCGGTAATAATCTTAGGTTCTCTGATATATTTCTGATAAGATTTGTAGTTGTTTTCAATAATAGTGTTCCAGTCCAGACCGTCAAAAGTTGCTGTATTGTCGTTCTTTAGGACCAGTAGTCTGGGATCTGTACTTTCGTTATATTGTAAAGCTCCGTCAGATGTATAGGAATATATCGGGATAGTTGCGATTCCACCTTTCATTTCAGACGCTGCGAAAGGCAATGTCAGCGTTTCCTGTTCATATTCCAAAGTCTTATCGTCAACGTATATGATTCCATTGTATTTGTTTTTGTCGTCATTTTTCCATTTGTATACATTCCTTTGAGAGAATCCGTCAATTTTGAAAGATATATTTTTAGGACGGTTTGCACTATATGAGGCGATAACTCTTTTGGTCCAGTTCAGAGCTTTGGTCTTATTTTCTATGATGGTATCAATAGGAACGAAGCTTACGATATTTCCATTGCCGGGAATGGCAAAAGTTCCACAAATAGATGCTATAGCTTTGATAAAGTCTATCTGTTTTATATCAGGTAGATTTGGAACATAATAGAACCGGGAGTTTGCTTCATCAGTGTCTTTCAAATAGACAGTATCTCGCATCGTTATTTTGACATAACTTCCTTCTTCTATTGTATAATTCCCCAATTCTGCATAAGGATCGTACAGTATAGCGCTGAGTTCCTCTGTATCTCCTGGATTAAACTCCCCATCTATAGCGAAAGAATACTTGTATTGATTTTCTTGTAATAAGGATATACTCGGATTACACCTGAATTTCAACTTGCTGGTTATGGATTCTTTGTTCCGTATATCGAAAGAAACACCATATTCACCTGAACTTTGCGGTTCCTGGCTAGTATTGACTATTATATTGATAGTTCCAATAATTCTAAGGGGTACGTTCTCTTTCTGCGGCTTGAATCCGATTACCTTGCCTGACGAATCTTTTGTTATAGCCACATAATAGTCAGATCCACTTTCCACAAATTGGAATATTTTGAGAATCCATCCTCCTGGAATATTATATGGAGATATTCCGTCATTTGTTAAAGTTGTAGTGCGAGCTTTGATTTCTTTTGGTGCGCTATTTCTTGAAAGCAATGGAATAACTAAAGTTTTCAACAGTTCGTAGTGTTGTTCTTGGAATTTAAAGGTGATATCGGCATCAGCTTCTATTTTGTTCAAAACCCACATAGCTGTAACCACAGGGTGATACCAGGCAGCCGGCTCATCATTTTTAAAGCCATAATCAATTTTAGGTATTCGGGGCGAATTGTCTCCTTTCTTCCAAATGATGTAATCTTCGTTTTCTGTCCTGCCGTACGATAAATCCTGCAATGTCTTGTTGTCATTTACAATTTCTGCAAATTTAGAAACATTGCCCCATGTCATGGCTATATCTATGGTTTCGGATATTTCTATAAGAATGACGCTGGCGTCCGATATGATTTCAATCCCATTGCGCAAATAGCGTCCTTTGTGGTTGATACGAGCATATTGTGCTGAATGGGATGGGAGATGCGCATAATTAATCACATGACAGTTGTTGACTGTCAAAGGTAGCTTGATGGAGTATGTGTTGTTGCTTGTGATCTTGCTTACATCGCTAAAAATATTACTTCTAAAATTCAATGTGATATTGGTACTTTCATTAATATCCATTGCTTTGTTATCTATGAATAGTAGTTGTTCTGTCATAAGCTCTGCACGTTAGTTTCAGGTAATATAATGTTCGCTTCAAAGTCTTGCAGTGATACCCGCTGTTTGACGAAATTTCCCACAGACACATTTACGGCCATCCATCTGGCGTTACCGTTATCATCATAGCCCATGAACATATCAACAACAGGAGATGTGGCCATTTGGTAAAGGAAGTCATAAGTTATGCTGTCTATTAATGGAGCGCATACGGGAAGTGTCGTTTCTTCCATTTTCCTTTGCTTTCGTCCGCTACCTCCATGGTATCCGTTCTTGTAACTGTAATCCTGCATATTGTTTCTGATGAACTCTCCGTCATTGGATACCTGCGAAGTCTCGTCTCCTTGCATGAATAGCCAGTAACACCACATTCCATGGCGGTTGATCCATCTCAAGTATATTCCACAGTCTGAATTGTCAACCTTACAAGTGATCTTTGTGGCCATATTGAGCAGCCCTCGGAAGGTGAAATCAAAGGTGTGGTCAAAAACAGATGCTGCCGTATTACTTCCAGGTAGATAAAATTCCACCCTGTCTGAAGCATCTATTCCAGCAAGAATGATATTCCATGCATTTTGTCCTGATAATGCGATAGGGGAGCTTTCGGAACCATCTATAGTTACTTTTACATTCCCTGATGTTGCAGAGTATAAGCCTACAGAGAATGGGTAGTTTTTGAACCATGTCAGCACTCGGCTTCCATTATACAGCTCTCCAACCTTACTGGCTCCCCACAATATGAATACGTTGAACTGGAAGCTGTTTTCAAGTGTTCCTGATTCGTTATACATATCAAGCTCTATGCTAAACAGACGTCCTAACTTACTATCTTCGGCGTGAGTTGACTTGTAATCGACTTCTCTGTATTCGTCAAAATAGCTCTGCGTATAGAATGATAGGTCAAAGAAGCAGGAACCACCGAACGTCGCTCTGTTCTCTCTGTCTGATGTGGCTGTGGTGGTGTCCGTTACCGTTGCAGTAACAGATTGATAGTTTCCGCCAAGGATATTTATTATCACAGGATTAAAGCAGAATCCTATTTGGTCAGGATATTCAATTGTTGTATTATCTATCGTATGTGTTCTCATTGTCGAAATTCAGATTTATATGTTCAACTTCTGTTTCATATATAGCCGATACCCTGCTAGCTATATTGTCCACGGTATTTTCTAGATCACGGGAATAGATTTCCTCATGTTTTCTGTTTCGGTATAGTTCCGTTCCTTCCTTGGCTATCTTTCTAGCGACAAGGTAGGCGAAGGAATCGGGCTTCTTTACTTGTATACCCTTATCTTCCACCCATTGGCGGATAATCTTGTAAAATCCTTTCGGAACGTTCCCTGGTCCACGTCCGGTTTCTAGTACAGCGAATGCCTGCCTGCCCCACAAAACGCCTCCGTCCTCCGACATTTCTACTTTCAGACTGCCCTTTGTCCTTCCACTGGCTACTTGTCCGGCTGCTTCATGGTTGGCTATAATTCGCTTGCGTAACGCTTCCAGCTCTTCACCTATTATCCTTAGGGTTCCGGCTTTAGTTTCTGCTGCCATATACAATCTCTTTCACGCTCTTGTTGCAAATAACAGTACCCATTATCTCTTCTAACTTAAGTTGGATAACTATTCCGGTTACATTAACATCCAGCTTGTCATAGAAAACAGAATAAGGGATATCTCCTGATATTTCTTTGAACATCCCACTCCTGTTCAATAGCAATATGAATTCTTTGGCTTTATTCTTGCATCCTTCTATCACTGCATCATTTTCTGTGCCATCAAAATCGAACTTGGTTTTATCCATGAATGCCATCATACAGTTAGGGCAGTCTCTTAACTGCTGTCTGCCTAGATTAAAAGTTCCGCTTACAGGAAGGAGATTAAGCACTGCCGGCAATTTAATCTTGTCCAGTCTTATATTGGCTGTTTGCCAGTTGTCAAAAAGGTAACTTACACCCTCCATGGAGTCTACTATCTTTTTAATTTTTTGCTCTACCGTCATTTCTTCTTACTTAATATGTTTCTTAATCTACGTTCGAATCTTACTCTTTTGGCGTCCATGTCAAGACATTTATATACTCTGACCCATGGCACGCTGTCTACTTCTGCATGATCAGTGATACCCATGCGCTGCGCATAGTAATCAATCATGCCGAAAGGTCCAAAATTTAGCAATTCGGATCCTGCTTGCTTCTCTTCGGGTGTGGGTGGTACATTAGTCGACGCGAATAGTTTATTTATTCGTTCAACTTCTTTGGCCACCCATTGTACGAATCCCAGTACATCGCTAGCTGGAAGTTGGGATATATAACGTTTACTCAGCCCCATCAGTACAGTACAGGGAACGAACAAGATATCGTGTTCTGTTTCGATGGATTGCAGTTGCATCAGTTCTCCCATATTTATGTCGTTTAGGGTATTTGGTGTCTTATACTGCCCTAGTTGATAAGGTTTTCTCAGTTCATCCAACTTGGTCCTGATAACCTCAGGTTCGATGGCAATGCTGCTTATTGTCAAAAATTCTTTTACTGTCATATCTTTCCTATTTTTGCTTTTGGTCGTTTGGGTGTTGGTTTGATGCGGAATATCATTGCCATTATCAGCATATCAAGGTAATCTGTGGAATGACCTAATATTTCTTTCATTTTTTCTTTGCTGATTATTCCTTTCTTCCGTGTGTCTGCATCAATATGTGCTTGTTTGAGAACTGACAATTCTTCAATGATCCGTTCCCGCTGTGCTTCCGTGCATACGATACGAAGCAATCGATTGTTAATCATCTCAGCCAGTTTGAAGGCACACTCTGATTTCAAATTGTCAAATTCAGGATTAATAGGTCGTGCTCCTCCATGAAACTCCTTGATACCGTTCAGATAGCTTTCAAGATAGTTCCCCAATCCGTCAGAGTCCGCAATCATCTTACTACGAGGAATAGAGCATTCTATCATCATCCGCTTCAGGTCTGTTTCAATGGATTTTCCAGTACTGTATTCCTGATCCAGTTTGATAAAACACACATTCCCTTTCCAATGACCGGCGATAAATCTGTCTCGTCCCTTCATTGCAAGGTCTGCAGAACCGGTAGATTCACCTGCAGGAGCAATGAACTCATTCGTGAACAAGTCACAGATAGCGTCGTAGTTACACAGGGCAGTCGGGTCATTATCATACTCCCAATTGCCGAAATATAGGCGTTCCTTTGTTACCCGGTCTTTTGTGTTCCGAAGACTTTCGATGTAGTCTTCTGTTGCCCAAGGATTATCCTGCACCAAAGCTTGGATAAAAGCATAAGGAGCTTGTAATTTGTCTTCTTTCCAGGGCTTGTAGAATTCACGGTATAGCCAGTTTTTCTTTGGGTTGCAGGTGATAAGTATCTTTCCGGGTACATGATATACATCGTTCATGTGGCGGCCGATACGGGTTTTCAAGACTTCGAAGGCAAGGTAGTGTACTTCACCAGCTTCCTCTATCCATCCTCCTGTATATTCCTTAGACCCCAATCGTTCATACATCGGATCTTTCACCGGATAATACGTCAAGTCAATATAAACGATTTCACTTCCGTTGTCGAAGGCTATCCCTTCATTTGTTGTCTTGTATGCCGTGAAGCTGTGAGAAGATGCTACCTTATTGAAGGTCACGGTAACGGACTCACGGCTATCCTTCAAATTATTTCGGCCAACAAACCAGCGAGTACCGGGAAGATAGTAGGCACATTGCATCAGCCATTCACAGCCTAGCCATGATTTACCACCACCTCCGGCACCACCATACAATAAAAATTTCGTTTTGCTGTCACGAAGTGTAGATACTAATTGAAAAGTGCGCCAATATTCCAGTTGAAAATTGCGCCACCATAGGATAAGTATAATGACCTT